GCGCCCGTTGACCGACAAGCAGCGGCGATTCGTCGATGAGTACCTGATCGACCTGAATGCGACGCAAGCCGCAGTTCGTGCCGGCTACAGCAAGGCCACGGCTCGACAAGCTGGGGCTGAGAACCTGTCAAAGCCTGTCATTGCTGACGCGATCGCGGCCGCGAAGGATGTTCGCTCGGAGCGGACTGGCATCACGGCTGATCGCACGCTGCTCGAGCTGTCTCGACTGGCCTTCAGCGACATCCGCAAGGTGTTCACGCCCGACGGGCTGTTGCGCCCGATCACGACACTGGATGACGACACGGCTGCCGCGGTGCAGTCGGTGAAGGTCGTCACGCGCCCTGGCGCCGGCGTCGATGCCGACGGCAATCGTGAGATCGAGTACGTCCACGAGATCAAGCTCGCGGACAAGAACTCGGCGGTGGACAAGGCGATGAAGAACGTCGGTGGCTATGCCGAGGACAATCGCCAAAAGTCTCCGGTCAGCGAGCTGTCGCGGGAACTGCAGAAGGCGATCGCGGAGCGCCTGCGTGCCCTCAACAGCGGCTGATCTCGCTTGGTTGGAGGATCTTCCTCCGGATGCCCAGCGCGCATTGCTCCAGGAGGTCACGGCCGAGCTCAACAAGGAACAGATCCTCGATTACCGGCCGTACCCCAAGCAGCGGTTGTTCCACGAGCTCAGTGGCTCGATGCGCGAGCGGCTGCTGCGTGCTGGCAACCAGCAAGGCAAATCGTTCTGCGTCGGCAACGAGGCGTCGTACCACCTGACCGGCGAGTACCCGAACTGGTGGACCGGCAGGCGCTGGGATCGTCCCACGCTGGTCTGGGCCAGTGGCGAGACCGGCGAATCGGTGCGGGATAACGGCCAGCGCGTGCTGCTCGGTCATCCGGGAGAGGAGGGAACTGGATCGATCCCAGAGCGGTGCCTGTCGAAAGACTACGGCATGGCCCACGGTGCGGCGAACCTCTACGACTACATGAAGGTCCGCCACGTCAGCGGCGGCTTCAGCATGCTGCGCTTCAAGTATTACGCGCAGGGCCGGCGCAAGTGGCAGGGGCCACCGGTCGATTTCGTCTGGTTCGATGAGGAGCCACCGGAGGACATCTACGACGAGGGCCTGGCGCGAACGATCGCAACGGGAGGAATGGTCGCGCTGTCGTTCACGCCCCTGATGGGGATGTCGAACGTGGTCAAGCGGTTCCTGATGGAGAAAAGCCCGGATCGCTCCGACACGAACATGACCATCGAGGACGCGGAGCACATTCCGCCCGAGCAACGCGCCAAGATCATTGCCAGTTTCCCAGCCCACGAGCGAGACGCGCGTGCTCGAGGAATCCCGACACTGGGCAGCGGTCGCATCTTCCCGCTGCCGGAGGAAGACATCCAGGTCGAGGCGTTTGCGATCCCGGACATCTGGCCCGTGCTCGGTGGGCTGGACTTCGGTTGGGATCACCCAACAGCCGCGGTCAAAGGCGCCTGGGATCGCGATGCGGACGTCGTGTACATCACGCACGCCTACCGGAAGGTTCAGGCCACGCCCGTGATCCACGCGGCGGCCCTGAAGCCCTGGGGCGCTGAACTGCCTTGGGCCTGGCCCCATGACGGTCTGCAACACGACAAGGGCAGCGGCGTGCAGCTCGCCGAGCAGTACCGAACCCAGGGTCTGAAGATGCTCCACGAGCATGCTCAGTACCCGGAGCAGGAAGACGACACGAAGGTCAGCCGCACCAGTGTTGAGGCTGGCCTGGCAGACATGCTCGACCGCATGCAGACAGGGCGTCTCAAGGTGTTTGCGCACCTGGGCGATTGGTTCGAAGAGTTCCGGCTCTACCACCGGAAAGACGGCAAGGTCGTGAAGGAGGCGGATGATCTGATGGCTGCAACACGCTACCTGATCATGATGTTGCGCTATGCGGCCCTCCCGAAACCGCGCGCGGCCGTCCGGCGCCCACCCCCGAACTGGAGAGCAGCGTAAATGGCGGCAATGACGGCTGCCTACGCCACTGAGCAGGCGATCAAGCCAGTTCCGGTCACCAACAAGAGCAAGGCTTTGGGCCGCGAGCGAATCGAGAATTTGCTCGACGATCTCCGGTACGAACCGCCGTGGCGCGCGGAAGCCGGCCGCGAGATGGACTTCTACGACGGCAACCAACTTGACCAGGCGACCTTGGCGCGCATGGAAGCGCTGGGCATGCCGCCGATCATCGTCAATCTGATCAAGCCCACGATCGATTCCGTGATCGGTATGGAGGCCCGGACACGCAGCGATCCGCTGGTTCGGGCGGAGAATGACGATTCATTCGATGGCGCCGAGGCGCTGAACGAGAAACTGAAGGAGGCCACGCGCCTCTCGCGCTTCAACCGCGCCTGCGCCGATGCCTTTGGCAGTCAGAGCAAGGTCGGTGTCGGCTGGGTCGAGGTCTCGCGCAACAGCGATCCGTTCCAGTACCGCTATCGCGTACAGGACATCAGCCGCAAGGAGATGTGGTGGGACTGGCGGGCACGCTCGCCCGATCTGTCCGATGCGCGCTTCATCATCCGCCGCAAGTGGTACGACGCTGACGAGTGCGCCGGCTACTTCCCGCGTCATGCGCGGCTGATCAATCAGGCGATCTCGCAGCGTCCGCTGTGGGAGGACTGGGCAGACGAGGATGCGACCAGCCTCGCCCGATCCTGGGAGGTCGAGCAGACCACCAGCATCCAGGCCGAGGAATGGCGCGACACCGAGCGCAATCGGCTGGCGATCTACGAGGTTTGGTACAAGGTCTTCGAGACCGTCTGGGTGCTGGACCTGCCTGACGGTCGCGTCGTCGAGTACGACCGCGAGAACAACATGCACGTCCAGGCCGTCGCCGCGAACCTGATCGAGCCGCGGAGGGCCAGCACGCACCGGATGCGCGTCGCCTACTACCTGGGTCCGCACCAGCTCGAGGACGTGCCGACCCCTTACCAGCACAACAAGTTCCCCTACGTCGCCTTCTTCGGCTACCGGGAGGATCGCAGCAACGCGCCCTATGGCCTGATCCGGGCGATGAAGTCGCCGCAGGAGGAGGTCAACGCACGCCGGACCAAGATGCTGCACAACCTGAGCTCGCGGCGGGTGACGGCGGATGCCGACGCGGTAGAGGACCACCAGAGCGCAGCGGATGAAGTGGCGCGATCGGACGCCTACATCATCCTCAACGAGAACCGGCGCAACGCCAACGGCTTCAGGGTCGAGAGTGACGAGGGCCTGAACGCCCAGCAATACCAACTGATGATCGAAGCCAAAGGCAACGTCCAGGAGGCCAGTGGGCTCTTCCAGGAGTTCATGGGCCGGACCCAGGGCGGCGGTCAGTCAGGCGAGGCGATCAAGAATCTCGTTGAGCAGAGCCAGCAGGTCGTTGGCGAGATCATGGACAACTACCGCGAGGGCCGCCGGCAGGCTGCGGAGCTGTTGCTCTACCTGATCGTCGAAGACCTGGCGAAAGCCGATGACGTCGAGGTCTCGATCGAGCGCGCAACGGGCGAGAAGAAGCGCGTGATGCTCAACCACCCTGTTGAGGACGAACTTGGACGCCGCCGCGACAACGACGTGGTGCGCCTGCGGACTCGCGTGGCGCTCGACGAGGTGCCAAGCAGCACGACCTACCGTCAGCAGACGCTCCAGCGGCTCATGGAGATCGTCGAGTCCCTGCCGCCCGAGTTGCAGGCCGCGGTGCTCGACATCGTGATCGCATCCACCGACCTCCCGAACCGACAGGATCTCGTGGATCGCATTCGCGCCGTCACCGGCTTCGGTGCACAGCAGCAGGAGCCGAGTACGCCGGAGGAGGCGCAGCAGCAGGCCCAGGCGCAGCAGCAGCAACAGGCTGCCGAGCAAGAGGCACAGGAACTGGAGATGCGGGAGAACCGCGCCCGCGTCGCCGAGCTCGAGGCCAAGGTCCAGAAGCTGATGGCGGACGCCGAGTACACGTCTGCCCGGGCGATCAAAACCGCCGGGGTGGATTCAGCCGCCACCGAGGCCAAGGCCATACGTGACCACGCGGCTATCGACGATACCGAACACGAGCAGGCACGCCAGGATCTGGCCCAGGAGGCCGATCTGATGGAGCGCGGTGCCCGCTTGCTCAACGAATCGGACAGACAAGAGCGCGAGGAGAGCGAGCCCGCTCCCGACACCGCTTAACCCTACGTAGGGGCCACGACACGGCCCGCCGGCCCGCTGCAGCCACGAATGCAGCACCCGTAACCCAGCCCTCGCGCTGGGTTTTTTCGTTCTGGGGACACGACAGACCCCAAGGCAGATGAAACGCAACGCAATGACTCGCGGCTCCCGCGACACAGGAGATTGGCATGGAACATGACCTGGAATATTCGGAGTTGGAGGCTGCTGCCGAAGACCCCGCGAAGATGGAAGCCATGCTGTCCGGTCTCGGCGGTGAACTCACCGACGAAGAACGTGCAGCACTCAACGCCGAGTACGACGGCGGCGATTTCCCTGACGACGCCAAGGCCCCGGCCGGCGCGGAAGACCCTGACACCGCGGACCCAACCAAGCCCGAGGGCGAGGACGGTGCCGAGGTCGATGGTGAGGCCGCCAAGGATCCGGACAAGCCGGCAGCGAAGAAAGGGGGAGAGCCCGCCGAGGGAGAGCACGACGAGCCCAAGCCGGTCGTGAAGACCCGCGATGGCAAGCACGACATCCCCTACAGCGTTCTGGAAGCCGAACGGCGCAAAGGCCGCGAGCTGGAGCAAGAACTCGAAAAGCTCCGGCAGCAGTCAGCCGCCCCGG